ATATGGAACAAATGCGCAAAAACCAACATCTCCGGTTCTTGGAGACATTCACTTTACCTCGTGAGAATTAATTATGGCTATTGAAGTATGGGATGGAAGCAGTTGGCAAGATGTGGATGACCCTAAAATATGCACGTCCGCAGCAGGATCTGGTACGTTTACTAATATACAAAGAGGAGAAATATACACAGGATCTGGTTGGGAAGTTTTCTACATTAGATCAGTTGGAAATGGCGGAACTGCCGCAGCACCAGTAATTGCCGAGTTAGATAAGAGTAGTAGAAGAATAAGAATTACCGTACAGCATGAAAATTCAAGTGGCGACAATGTAAAAGTCCTAGCATATATAGATGATGTTAATCCGCCAGTTTTCCTATCTCCCATAAGCACTCAAGTACACCCTAATACAGGTTACACTACAACGACTTATTCTGGTCAAATTGAGACTTTCGGATCTAATGTCCACAACAGTGCACTAGATGAAGACACAACTTATTACATAGCATCTGTAGCACAGTTCTACAATAGCTCTAATGGTCTTATTAAGTCAGTGGCTGGAAATACATTAACTGTTACAACTCATCCCTATGATCAGTCAGCTCAGCCTGGAAGTATTGAAGATTATAGAACAACTACGGCAATTTCCATGTTAACCACCGGCAATGCATACAATAATGGTACAGCTTGGATTCGATGGCAATACCAGAGAAGGACCGCCAGTCCAGTTGGTGCATGGGTAGATCTGGGCACTGTTGATGATTCATCTAATCCGTTGACAGATAATGAAACCGCTGAGTTTAAATCTCTTCTTTTTGAATCTCTGTCATCTACTTATGAATATCAATTTAGAGCACGAGTTGTATATTCAGGTTTAGGAAATAGCAATTCTGAAGTTGGCGCCTGGAGCGCTTACTCTCCTGCAGTTAGACCAAAAAGAAATGTTGCGACACAGTCAGGAAGTCAACCGTTTAGTGACAGAACTTATTTTACTGCAGGCAGTACGGGTAGCGCATCCAGTGCTAGTGGTGGCACCTCGTACCTTACGGCATCGAATGGAAACACTGGCGACCAGTGGATATCAAGCCCCACTGAATCTACTTCAGTTGGCCCAATAGCAGTAGATAATATATCTAGAGATGGAACTTATACATACTATGAAAAAATAGCTGGATATGGTTTACTTTCGGTAAGTGAGGCAAAAGTAACTGGTTCAAGCACTTTAACTGTTGCAGCCGCATATAGATATACTTATATTGAAAGCGGTACAAGATACACGGCAATTCAATTTAATACGGCAAATGATAATGTTAGTTATCCATTCTATGTCGGAGATGGTGTCACAATTTCAGGTTCAGCCGCGGCTAACATTGACGGATCAAGAACGGTTACAGCAAGAAAAAGCTCAGATAATTTAAGATTTGTAACTCCTTCAGCAACAGTAACTAATGCCTGGAATTTAGATGTTATGACTTTGAGTGGTCAGACGACTGGCGGAGGAAATGTAAATCTATTAAATACAGCAGCTTACACTTATGAGCCCGCATCATTTGTGACAGGTGGTACAAATTCAGTAAGAATTCTAAACACAGATTTAGCTGGATATCCATTTTCAACATTTACTAGCTCAGGATCGGACGCCAGCATTTGGTTAACCGGTGTAGTCGCCAAGGGGTCTGGAACTGAAACATTGCTATATAATTTTGTGCCAGAAAAGACAAATGCCAGAATGATATCTGGAACCAATAGTGTTAGGGTCACAAATGGCAATAGCGCATGCGACATCGCAGTGTATCTAAATACAACAGATTTAGGTACAAAATCTTTTGCTGCAAATGAAGAAAAATACTTTGCTATACCGTCAGGAACAAAGTATCCAGACGATGGACCAGATAGTAACGCATTTGAAGTAAGCGTATTTGCAACAAGAGTTGATAGCGGTCTAGGCTGGTTTGCCGCTGTTGCAGAAGTTCAAATAAACTATACTTATGATGTATTAACATAGGAGAGATATGAGATATATATTACATAATTTTAAATTAATAGATAAAATTACTAACAAAGTTTCAGATATAAATGATGAAAATCTAGAAATTATTTCCAGTACGACTCATCCTGCATTAGAAGACAAAACATTTATTTCTTATTTAAAATCAGATTTATCGTTTGATAATAATGAGCATTATATAGACTGTGAAATACGAGAAATAAATTCACAACAGGCAGTGGAGTTCATTCAGGCTATTAATGATAAATTTTTATTAGAATTAAATGAAGATGGAACAATATCAGTAAATATAGAGAGTACTATCTCAGGACTATATCTTTTTAATAAAGATATTCAACCATTTAGAGATTGGACTTGGAATGACGTTATTGGTAAATGGGTGCAAACTTCAATTAAGTTAAATGAAGTTATTTTTGATTCTCAGTGGAGTGAAGAGAATAAAAAATGGATATCAGCATGCAAGGTGCATCCAAATAGGTTATTGCGAGGTTTTCAGCTTTGGGGTGTCGAAGAAAAAAACAATACTTCATCTTTCAACAAAGCATGCTCTACCACCGAATACGCAATTAAATCTATACAAGAAATTACCCACGGAGATAAATCTATAGATCAACTTGTCACTTCTAGGGAAAATAATGAAGTTACTTTTCCAGTGATAACAAATCATTACACTGTGATAGATCTTGCCCCTCTGGGGGTTATTTCCTATTCGGAGACAGCAGAGGAAACGCTGGATGCATTTCAGGCAGTATATGGCATACATCCGCAATGCACATCCAGAACAATTCATGAATTATTTAGATTAATTATAGAATGGGCATATAGCTATACTGAATTTCAGAATACAGAACCAATGGCTGAACTCTGTCACAATATTTTGCGAACAGTCCAGATGCCAAAAAACGTAAGGGATGACCTAATCGGGATAAGACTACAACAGGTTGGAAGATTTATAATCGGTGATGCAAATGCACTTCAAGAATATGCCGAAGATGCAGAACCACCTCAATCTTTTACTGAATGGATTTCAGATATTTACTATTCCTTTAGGACTAGGACAATGAATGCGCCATTAAATATAAATCAGAACAATCTACTTGACTCCTATCCAATGTGATATAATATTTGCCTAAGACTGTAAGGAAAGGCAAACATGGACGACTTAGATATTAATATTTTAGTTCAAACATTTAGCGAAAAAATTGGTCAACTAGTGACTGACTTGGTAGTTAAAGAGGCAACAATTAAACAACTAAGTGCAAAAGTTGCAACTCTAACTGCCATGACGCAACCAGGTAAAACAGAAAAATTAATTAAACAAACAAAAACAGACAACTTTGAGTGAGGTAAATGAAATGTCAGAAGAAATAATTGAAACAAGTGAAGTAATTGAAATAAGTCAGCCCGTAGAGAATAAAGAATTTGTTATTGAAATTAAGATTTCAAATGCGAATCTTCAGTATAAAAGCGATTTTAACGAAGCTGAAACAGTCTTCTGGATGGAATCAGTCAAAACATTAATCTTAAAAAACGCCTTTGATAAGGTCAATCAGACTCCATCTGAGTAACTGATATAAAAAAGTCATTATAGCTACTATTACTAGTAGTTTTTAAAGTGGAGAAGAAGATGGCAGCTTTTGATTTTTTGCCCTTTAGGCAAAGAGATAAATCACAAAATAATGTTATTGCTAAGGCATTGCAACCTGATGAAATTAAATCAGTAGGCAGAGCTATGAAAGTCGCTGCCTTGGCACTCGGCTTTCAGGGTAATACATTTTATTATAACAATAGAGCTACATTTGAGCCTTCTCCATATGACTTTGATCGGATTATGCAGGCGGCAGATACTGACTCTTACGTCAAGCAAGCGTTAAATAAGCATAAGGAACTCTTCTGGAAAGAGAACTGGAACATCGTTGGCGAAAATCCAGAAGCAGTTTCTTATCTTTATCAAAGAATAGACTTTATGGAAATGGCAATGAAGCGCCCATTCCTAGACTTCCTAATAGAGGTCACTGATCACCTTTTTAAATATGGAAATGTTTTCATAGTCAAGGCTAGAGGAGATATTTCGGAGTACTTTCCAACTGAAATATCAGGGGTCAATGCGGAGCTTCCGGTCGTAGGATACTATTTAATTCCGACTGAGCAAGTAAGAATATTGAGAGATAAGTTCAATAGGCCTAGGTCATATCAGCAGGCTTCGGACCCTCTGACATATGCTCCAACGGAGCGAGATCCAGTTTGGTCAGCTGACCGTGTCATTCACATGCACACCGATAAGAAGACAGGTAGAGCTTTTGGTACACCCTTTATGGGGACCGTACTTGATGATGTAGTTGCACTTAGACAGATGGAAGAAGATATTCAAAACTTAGTTCACAGAGAACTATTCCCTCTGTATAGATATACAATAGGAACGGCAGACCAGCCAGCAGAGCCCGATGAAATAGACAAGGCTGCCATAGAAATTGAGAACCTTAGAGCAGAGGGTGGCCTAATACTTCCCTATCGTCATTCAATAGATGTTATCGGGGCAAACAACGCAGCACTGGACGCAACGGCATATCTGCAACACTTCAAAGAAAGAGTAGCAGTTGGACTAGGAGTCGCTCCGCACCATTTGGGAATGATGATGAATGGCGGAAATAGATCAGTGACAGATCGCCTAGATACTGCCTTGTACGATAAAGTAAAGCAATACCAAAAGCTTTTCTCTGATATGGTAAGAGTTCATATTTTTAATGAAATCTTGATGGAAGGCGGATTTGATCCTATATCTAATCCTATAGAGTCTGGTATATCAGATCGTTGCTATTTCAAGTTTAACGAAATAGACGTAGACACTCAGGTTAAGAAAGAAACTCATGTTATCCAAAAGTATGCCAATAATATAATTGGCCTTAAGGAAGCTAGATTGGAACTTGGCCTTGATCCAGAGTACGACGAAGAAGATCTTTACGCATCAATTCAAGCCAAGATTCAAATGGAAATGGCTAAGAATCAAGCGGAAATTACCTCAGACGCAAAAGCCGTAGACGTTCAGCGCGATGGAGATAAGCAAACGCCCGCCACAAAAGGGCAAAGAAATCTTCCCAATACCAAAAGAGGATCTGGCAATACTATCCGACCAGCAAATCAACAAGGAAGAAAAACTTCACCAAATATTAGAAGATCTGATAATTCATGGCTCACATTAGTTGAAAATGCTCTAGAATCAGAGTATACTATCGTTTACACTAATGACGAGAAAGGCATAGATGATGTCAGAGAAGATAACAATAAAAAATGATACAATTTCTACCTATCTAAATACTGATGATGGTCTAATAGGTTTCACTAAGGCCGTAGATAACGGGCAAACTCGTTTAGCACTTCAGGTTTTAGTAGAAGTTATAGAACAACTAGTTGATAGAGTTTCTTTCTTAGAAAGTTTTATTGAAGAAGATTCCGCAGAAGAAGACATTCCTTCCGCTCAGGAAGAGATTGTTATAGAGCAAAAAGATTCTATTCAAAAAAGCAAAACAGCAAACGTTGCACAAGATGATACGGTTGCAACTCCCTTAGTCGCTGAGGAAAAGAAGAAGTAACTTTTAAATGAAACTTATTCTCGGATGCCCAATGTACAAAAGAAGTTGGATTCTTCACCATTGGATTAAATGCATAATATCACAATCAGTCCCGATTAATGATATAGGTTTTATATTTGAAGTATCTCCAGATGATACAACAACCATTCAGGCACTTGAATCTTGGAGAAAATTCGATAAAAGAATACCTTATTTTGAGATTAAGATTAGAGAAGATATTCCGCATTTTGAGCATGAGAATAATGGTAGACAATGG